AAGATTGTGCGCTTGAGTATGTCCATGCACTATGGACGAGCTGACCGCCAGCTTCAGTCTCCTAATGGTGAGTTTTTTAACTGGCGTTGCGGCACAGTTTGCACCGTGGGACAACTTAAGAGCTTTGGAACTCTTTCTTCTCTGCGTGCGTCAGATAACAACTTTTATGTTGGTGATCGGAACGCTGGTTGGCATTTGTCTTGGATGGGCGATGCCGGTCGCCGCAAAGCAAAATTGAAGTCGTTTGCTCATTTTGAGTGCGATACGCCTGCTGTGAACGAAATGTGTGATAACTTTGAGCCTAAGCTGGGTTCTATCGATATGCTTGGGCGTCAAGATCACATTATCGCCGAGTACCCGATTGAGGATTTGCCTCAAGAAGTGCTTAAAATAGAGAGAGTCAAAAAGTATCTGTTACCCGATGGCTAATAAAATGCCTGCGGAACTTCTGGAGAAGTTCAAGCAAAAACGAGAAGAGACCAAGGCTCCCAGCGGCGAAGAAGCCAAAGCAGAAAAGCGCAAAAGTGCTCGCGACAAAGCTCGTAAAGCTAAAGAAATGCGCAAAAAAGACTGAAGTGACTTTTAATGGCCTCTAGTACTGAAACCAGGACTCGATTTGAGGAGATCTTAGAGGCTTCGCGGACTCAAGATCGCTCAAATCAGTCCGCAACGATGGTGGTCCTGAGCCACATCCAACAGATGACCCTTTTGATGATGAAAAAGGGTCTCACTTTTTACTGCGATCAGGACACGTATAAAAGTCGAAATAAATTTTTATCAGACATTATCAGCCTTAATAAGCTTGATATTCGTTTTCCATCGGTTATTCGTAACTTTTTAATCGACGGATGCGGTCTGTTTTACTTTCGACCTGATCCAAAACTTAAGTATCAAATTTATTTCTTTAATAAAAAACAATATCGCGTCTACCACGACGTAAACGGCGACGTGGATGAGGTCGTTATTCTCTATAGCTATAAGGTCAAGAACCAAAACTTAGGTTTACCTTCGACTACTTACGGACAGAACAAGCGTTATGTTCGCTTGACCATCACCGCAGACGAAATTAGTGAAATTGAGAGTGATTCTGAGCTTAGTTTCGAGCTAGAGCCAGGTTCTGTCCTAACTCCAGCTAAAACTCGTCCTAATACTCTTGGTTTTGTTCCTGCTGTCGAGGTTTTAAACAAGCCGAACGCTAGTGGAACCGAAGGTGAGGGCGAGTTTGACCCGTTTATGGAGCAAATTGTGCTCCATGATCAGATTATTCGCAATGTAGCTAAAAATATTGAGTTTTTCGGCAACCCAACGCTTATCAGCTCTCGTCCTCGTAGTGATCTTGTAGAAGCGAACGACGCACAGAGCACTTTTAGGCCCACAATCAGTAGTCAGAGCGGTTTTGCTGGTCCTAACACGCCTTCAACGCGGGTTAGTGAGCCTTTTGGGGCCAGTATGGGCAGCGGACTCCGTGTTCCACGGATTATCGCGAACGTTGAGCCTTCGGACCGTGTCGGTTACATGACCCCTGACCCTGTCAGCGGGGACATGAACCGTTATGCGCTGATTTTGCGGGAAGAAATTCGCACAGCACTTGGCGGTGTGGATGAAATCTCTATTTCAGCTGGCGCGACTGCTACTGAGATCAAAGGTTTGATGGGTCGGGCTCAAGCCACGGCTCTTCGCAAGAACAAAAGCTTCTTAACTTACGGATTCTGTCGTCTCTTGGAGATGATGATTTATCACCAAGAAGTTTTGTTCCGTGAGTCGTATATTGCGGCCCTGGGATTAAAAGAACCTAAAATTCCTGAGGAGCAAACACCAGAAAATATTGAAAAATATCAAAAATCCCTTCGCCGCTTCAACAACAAAGTTGACGAAGAGATTAAAAAAGGACTTGAGACAGGAAAAATCCCTTCTGGTGTTATCGGCCTCCCTGAAGACGGCGACCGTGATGTATCTTATAGGTTCCAAGGAGATGTTTATGAGGATACTGCGTACGATGTAAACCAAAAATCAATCGTTGTTCGAAACCTTCAAGAACTAGGTGTGGACAGCGTTGAAGCACTTAAGTTCTTATTTCCAGATAAGAATGATGCTGAACGAGCGGAAATGTTGCAAGGTTTTCCGTTCCGTATGGTTCAACAAACACAAGCAGCAATGCAGCAATTTCTGGTATTATTAAGCCAGATGTTGCAGTCTCCGCATCCCCTTGCGCCCGATCAACCACTAGCGGCTGATCCTAGACTGAATATCACTCCGCTCCTTTATAGGACATTTGATCACTTAGCGGAAGAATTAACCTACTCGGGTAGCTATGAGCCAGCAGATCCAAGCTTCGACCCCGAGCCCGGTCTCCCCGGCGGCAGCCCCGGCGGTAACCTCGGACCAGGGCTCAACCGCCTACCCGCAGTGGGTGGCACAAACAGCTACCCCGGCGGTAGCTTCGGTACCTACAGCCCAACCGCCGTCGCAGGTGGCACCGGTTACGGCCCCTATTACCAACAACCAGTTCAACCCGTCAACGTCTCAATCCTCCCCGAGCAACCCGTGGGAAGCCGCGATGGGCTCACTGGAGCGGGTCCTGTCGAATATCCCAGCGCAGCAACAGTACCCCAGCCAGGTTCAACCGTCGCCTTACCTGGATCAACAGCAGGCTACTCAACAGATCAGTCAGCCTTCAGCGGTCCAGCCCTGGGCTTACCAGGCACAGCAGGCAGCGCCGACCTCCGTTACCAGCGCCTCACCGACCCAAACTTCCTCGCAGGCTTCTACGGCCAGCAAAAACCTTCCGCTAAGCGAGGTAAGTCAAGAGGTCGTTAGGCACTTTGGTATCGAAGCTCCTGGCATTCTTAATCAGTACTCCTGTGCCCTGGAGGACATGCTGATTGAGCAAGCTCAACGTATGGATGCTCTCGGTAACCGGGCGCAAGCTATGCAAACGATCTTGACTAATCCCGATCATCTTGCGGATTATACTGATCGTTTCTTCACCGAGGTTTACCCAGTGGATATTGACGGCCCCACGCCTGCTCAGAATTCTCAGCCTTACCAGCAGAACTACGATATGCCTGCTCCCCCTGCGAACGTGGGTGGTCAGCAAGTTTCTGTGAATCCCCAGCAACAGTGGGAAGCTTTTGGTGAGGTCATGAACCGTAGTCCGGAAAACGCTTGGCGTTATCTGCAGAACATGGGTCCTGAGGCCATGCGTTCTAAGCTCCTTTTTATGGAAGGAGCCTGATAAGATAAAGGCGAAGGACAAGGATCCCCCTTTTTAGGGGGATTTTTTTTGCTAAACTTCTTGTAAATACAGGATTATCATGCGTTCACTTGAATGGATTGCTCAACGGGGCAAGCAAAAAGCAGAAGCTCCCGCTCCTCAACAGCAAGAGCAACCTGCGCAACAGCAAGTTATCGAACTTCAGCAGCCCGCGTCGTCTTTTGATGAGAGCGTGGATTTGTCAGCTGTGCCTCCGGTCAACTGATACTTCTTCTCAATATTTTTCATGAGTATGTTTTCTCCCATTCGGAGAAAGCGTACTCCTGCATAGCCGCAGATGAACGAAAGAGCTAAAGACTCTTTTTGACTCAAGTCCAATCTTTCTGAAATTGCTGGAGTTACAAACTCAGCCAGGAAAAACCCAACGATCAAAGCTTTGAGTACGTAGGGAATTAGTTTTTTTAGCGATTGCGGGTGGATGATTGCATCCGTAACTGATCCTGAAAGTGTCGCCAAAGCTGCCTCCGGATCGTCTGTCAGTACTGACAAGAGTCTAGAGCCGAGTGAGTTCATTACTCCTGCCTTTCTATAAATATTTTAAGTTACTCAACATAGGTTCTAAAATTAAGATATCAGCGGTATAAACATGACTTATGCAGCTTTAACTAACTGGAGATTTGATAAAAAGCTTTATCACAATATTCAGTCTGGCCCTCAGCGCACAGGGGACAACTTAAATTTAACTGACACGTACGAGCTTATCTCTAGCGGTTACCGGACACCGTGGGGATATCAAGAAACTTATTTCACTGTCGCTGATGTTGGCGCAGATTTCGGCATTATCACTGCAGGACCTCCTAATTACAGCGGGTACTTAACTTCTGAATGGCGTGCCGTTCCTAGAGCTGTCTCTGGTTTTTGGAATGACTACAACGATATCTATCCGCACACTTCAGGAACTTTAAATATTCGAGATGGTTATCGTCGCCAGGGTTTGCTTAAAACTGCAAATTCTACGGTTCAAACTGCATTTGGACCTGAGCCTGGTTTAAGGGATATTGGAACTTACACATGGTTCGGTGCAGCTGTTCCTGATAACCAGGCTTATGACCCTTTCCAAACTCCGGCTGATAACACAGCTGAACAGGGAAGTTACGGTGGTGCTAACTCATACGCACGTGCTCGATACCCTGCTTTAACTAATCCGACAAACGATACGTCGGGCTCTCGTGCAGCGTGGGAATACCATCAACCTGTTTACTGTCAAACGTTCTCTGAAGCTGTACGTTCTGATGCTCCTGGTCAGATGAGCACTGTTATTCGGAATATGTATCGTGGCAGGTCCACGCGGTATGTTTCTAACTATGGTGCTGTCTACGGTGTGCTTGGTGAGGGGGTAAGGGGTATGATTCGGCGATTAGGTTAAACGCTAAAAGCGCAACACGTTTTTATTAATAAAGTGATAATAGTCCGTAGAATAAAGGGGCACCTTACATAGGAGCTTTATCGATGTTCATCGATAGCTGAGGCTCAGTTTGTCGCCTAATCAGGTAACTGATTAGTGAAAACCGGGTGAATTCAGGGAAGCCCTTAGGCAATCACTTCTGAAAAAAAATCGGCACCGCCGAGAACCTTGAAAATTAGATCTTTACTTGAGAGCAGTACCCTCTAGTAAAGAAGCCTGAGAGTACACTCGTTTCAGAAGCGAGTGTACGGGTAATCCTGAGCGAAGCCAACCAAGCGTGGTTGGAACGTGCAGAGACTAGGTGGTGCAGCACGATCTTGCTGCGTAATACACCATTAGCGCCCGGCATCCTGGAGACAGGATGAAGAGATAGTCCATCCCCACAGGAAACTGTGGACAAGGAGAATGACTTTCCCAAAATCCTTGGTGCTGAACTGTATCGGCCTTAATAGGACTATCTATCCCTCTTTCGATAGTCCGCATAGTGGGGCGCCTATGGCGAAAGCCATAGGGCAATACCCGTCAAATTCGGTGAACCCCTAGAGGTGGGGAATACCGAGCCAAGCCCAAACAAGGGAAGGTGTAGAGCCTGGACGGCGGGCTCCGTAGCAGTATACTGTCGGAGAAGGTACAGGGTTTGAATGGACCGTTCGAGTTCGCGAAACGAAGTACGCTCTTTCCTGATTGGCACCCTACTTGGGGATTGTCATGTAAGTCGAGTAGCCCAGTGGCAGTGGTCTAACACCACACGCGATTGGGTCGATTGGAAGGCTGCTTTTGTTAGAGCAAATCTCGGGTATCCCTGTGTTGTGTCTGAGTATGTGGACCATACATGCCGTAACGGTTTTATGTATAAGTTCACGGCAGCCCAAACCAGCGGACGTCTTAGAATCTATCGTGATTGGTTTTACGACAAAACAGGAGTAAAACGAATTACAAGTAAGATACGATTCTTAGACCACCCTCTGGGGTTAGTGGCGCTGATCCTAGATCAGGGCTCCTGTAGAGGGGGCTTAACCAAAGACAGCAAAACGGGAAACCAGTACTATCGTAAACCAACGATACGCATAAGCCTTAACAACCACTCTAGACAGGAGTTAGAGTTGTTCCAAGAAGCTTTAAAGGTTAATTTTAACCTAGAGAGTTCTTTGCAGAAAAAAGGAAAAGGCTATCTTGATGTTTACTTTAGTACCTCAGCTTCTCAACAACTGTGGGCTTTAATCAAGGATTTAGTTCCGAATATACCCACAGCTAGAAAGAAGTTTCATCCATTCATCCTCCAGACCACAAACTCTAAATTAGTTAAGCGCAGTCGAGGCGTCGATCTGGTTTAGAGGCAGTGAAAACTGTGGTGGTAAAGCATCCTGCATACATCGTAGAGATGGCGGCTGAGCCCGTGGTTGTTCACGATTTCTCGAAACAACCCGGCCAAACAGTGCAGTTAGACCGTTAAGTTACTAGGTAGCGGTCTTTAAACTCCGTGAATTGCTGGAACCCCTCCATCTGCTAAGCTCATGGGGAATCAGCAGCCAAGCCAACTAGAAATAGTTGGAAGGTTCAACGACTACCGTTTGTGACTTCTCTTCCTCTTTTTACTCTTGGCGCCGTTGCCGGTGACGGAAGTTTAGGTATCCCATTGGAACGCCCTAACTCCGTTTACCTTAGCTTTACACATGGTGCGGAGCAAAGAGAGTATCTGGTTTATAAAATGAACCGGATTAATGAGGAACTTGGTACTAAAGGGACTGTCAGTCAACCAAGTGCTTACTACGATTCTCGTACTAACAAGCACTATATGCGCTGTCAGTCTATGGTTGTAAACCCAGCTCTTAAAGAGCTTTATTCTCTTTTCTATATAGATGGAGAGAAAAAGTTTACACCTAAGGTATTGAGTCTTTTAGGGTTAGAAGCTTTAGCCGTTTTCTGGATGGATGACGGCAATGTGGGTAATACCACGTCTGCTGTTAACAAAGGAATCTTGAATCTATACCGTCCTTTGGACGAAGCTCACTTAGTGTGCGACTGGATTCAAGGTCTAACTGGCGTTGAAGCTAAACCGTATCGAGATGGTGAGTCGTATCGCGTAAGAATTTCTCGCGGCTTAATGCCCAGATTTCTTTCAAAAATACGTCCTTTTGTCCATACCTCGATGAGAAAAAAAGTCACCCTTTGCTTTTCGCATTACAATACAAAAAGTAAGCGAGAGTATGAGGCGAGCCTGACCATCCCCCTAGTGGATGAAGGCAATAAGGCGGCACGAGCGCGGAGCAAGTGTGCTATATAAGCACCTTGATGATATAGTCTGATCTTACAGGATGGTAAACTGTAAGAACTAGAGGATAAAGAGCCTCTAGGTTAACATTTGTACCGTTTCTTCGGTAACCCTGGCTCCAAGGAATCTCGCGAACGTACCGCTGAACAAACCATCGGTACCGCAAACAGCAGGAACATTGTCAAGGACAAAGTTCTTGTGACGCTTAAAGAGTACACAGGCCCTGCAGATCCTAGTGATCCTACCCAGCCTTCTACCTTTAAGATTGCGCGTGAGACCCTGATTACCGCCCAGCGTCTGTTGCTGGATACCGGTAACCTCACCACCTTCCACCAATCCATTGGCAGCCTCACCCTGCTTGACGACTATCGTCGCTGGCGTGATCGGGTGTTCATCAACGAACTCCTGAAGGCTGTTTCTAAGGGCCAAGCTTCTGACTCCCAGGGCGGTTACTACTTCCCCGGCGATCAGTCTGTTGGTTCTCTGAGCTATACCAACGCCGAGCAAGCTAAGTTCGACGTCAAGGACGACCTCCTGCGTGTGGTCAAGTCCCTGCGTAAGCGCAACACCCCGACCTACCAGGACGGTTTCTATCGTTGCGTCTGCGATCCCACCTTCCTGATGCACCTGCGTCAGAACAGCGACTTCCGCGAGGTGGCCCGTTATCCCGGTAACGGTCAAATCAACCCGCTCATGTCCGCAATGCAGCCCAACGCTGCACTGTACATGGGTCAAGGCTTCGGTCAAGCCACTTTCGTGGCTGGCGAGCCGATCATGCCGACTGGCTTTGTCTTTGAGGGTGTGCGATTCTTCGAATCCACCAACATGCCTTCCCAGACCCAGAGCGCAGATATTGCTAGCAGCACCGCTGACTACAACGCTGCGATCGGTATGTTCTTCGGTCCTCAGTCTGTTGGCGTGGGCATCGGCGGTAACAACGCTCAGGTGCTTCTCAACAACAACGACGACTTCAGCCGCTTCATCATGATGATCTGGAGTCTGTACGCTGGTTTCGAACTGCTCAATGCAGACTTCGTGACCGTTGCCTACTCTTTCGACGCTTGAGGAGGTAACTAACGATGGCTATTAATTCCAACCAGCTCCACGTTGCCAAAATTTATCCCGGCAACTACACCAACGTTCTTCGTTACTGGCACGAAGAAAAAACCATGCAGTTCGAGAACGCCAATGGCGTTCAAACGAGCTACACCAACCAGCCCGTTGGTGGCCCTGTGGGCGTGGTCTTCCGTCCCGGCTGGATTGCCCAACAGGCAATCGGCTATGTGGACCTGAGCTATCAGGCTCTGGGTACCAACAATCAGCTGGCTTACTACACCCGTCCTTACGGGTCTGGTCAGAACTCTGCTGAACAGCCCTTCCTGAACGCTGACGTTATCATCCCCTCTCCTGACTTCCATAAGGATGTGCGGGCTGATATCACCGATGGCATCAAAGTTCCTGCCACCGCTTACGTTTATCGTGCTTCTCTGCGCGTTGACGGCGGCGATGTGGTTAGCAGCGGTGTTGCCGGTGGCTCTGCTACTCCTCAGCTTTCCCTGGTTCCCGCTGTGGGCGAGGGTCTGCTTGATGACGGCACTGTCGTGTCTGGTCAGTTCGGTGTGTCTGTGACCGGCGCTTCCAGCCGGATCGCTAACGGAAGCACTGCTTCTGTGAACATCATCGACTCCAGCTCCCTGTCTGCTCTGTCTGCAGAGACCCAGTGGAAGCTGTTCACCACCACCGACCTTGGCGGTGCTGCTGCTTCTGGTCTGGCTCAAGGTTCGGGTATCTATGATCCTCGCGCCGGAGTCAACAAGCTGTCTGGTAACGACAAGGCTCTCGCTATCTGCGAAGTCTGCTGGATCGTTCCCGACGAAGCTCCTGAGCGTCAAGCCGTGGCTCTTCAGCCCGATGGCCTCATCGAGTCCTCTGCTTATACCTCAACGACCCCTGCTTGATAGAATTCAATCAGGTGAACCGCATAAGCCCCTCCTTCGGGAGGGGTTTTTTGTTGCAAATTGGTATAAGATAGTGGTCATATACTGTTTGTTCAATGTCTGAAACCATTTACAAACCCAGCGGTATTAAAGTTCAGGTCCTCTCGAA